GTTGTACCACCGGAACTTGTCCCAGGATATGTGGACCTTCGGCGCCTGCAGGTAAAGCGTTGTCTTGATTTTGTCGATCCCCAGATAGCTGGCCAGGGAGCCTCTCCATCCGGGCACGATCTGTGCAGCGATCTGGATGCGCTTCTGCGCGTCGGAGAGCGCGTCGATCAGCTTGACCATATAAGCCGTGGCCTTGATCTTTCGCGCAGCGTCGCTTAGGGCGTCTGTTACGTTGGCAAACCGGCTGGTGGTATTGAGCGTCTTCTGGGACGTGCTCAGGTTGTCTGTGCGGTAAGAAAACCGGCTGGTAGTGTCGAAGGTCTTCTGGGACGTGTTCAGACTGTCAGTCCTTCCGGAGAACCGGCTGGTGGTGTTGAAGGTCTTCTGTTCCCGAGTCAGCCGGTCGCTCATTTTCTCGGCTACGATTCCGCCTCCATGAACGATTTTGTCCTTCGGCGGCAGCTTTGACTGGTCTACTCCCTTTAGAACGCCTTGCACGTCAATGTTAGGGGTGGCGTCCTTGCCGTTGTCCTTGCCGAATGTACCGCCTTTTGATCCACCAAAACCGTCTTCGTCTACAGATATAACCGGATCAAATTTTGGTGCCACTTTGATCGGGTTGTTGTTGAAAAGGGTCTGGAAGCCGCTGACGATTTTGCCCCACACATTGGTTTTCAGCCATGTGCTGATGTTTGACAGCCAGCTGATCATGCCGTTGAAAAGCCCGTGGATCAGGTCGCTTCCAAGGCCCTGAATGGTGGGCGAAGACGAAGGGGACTGGATCGAGAACGTGCTTTTAAAGCCGTTGACAAACGGCGTCCAGATATTTTCATACATCCAGGTCCCTACGTTAGCCAGCCAGTTGATGATGCCCTGGCCGATCCCTGCAATCACGTTTCCGCCGCAGTCCTCGATGTTCTGCTTGAAATACTCGTAAGTGCTGTTCAGCGCATCGCCCAGAGCGGACCACAGCGCTGTGGCCAGTCCTCCGGCCAGAGTTCCCAGCGCCTCCGCCAGCCCTCCGGCGACCCCGGCCCAGTCCACATTGGAGATAAATTCCTTGATGCTGGTGCCGATCTGGGCCCAGTCAATCTCCCGCAATCCGGTGGTTATGGTATTCAGGACGCCCTTGATGCCGTCGCTGAGCGTCCGGCCGGCGTTCGACCAGTCGATGGTGGAAAACAGGTTGTTGACGTTCCGGGCCAGCTCAGATCCCAGGCCGCTCCAGTTCAGGTTCTGGAAGATGCCGGCCGCGCCCTGGATCCCTGCGTTGACTATGTTCCCCAGCACGGTGCCGAAGTTCACCTCGTTGGAGCTCAGCGAGCTCAGCACGCCGTTGATGCTCTGAGCTATAGCGGTGCCGAGATTTCCCCAGTTCACGTCTGTCAGGAACTGGTTGATGGAATTTAGCGCCAATGTTGTGGCGTCACCAATGAGCTTGCCGATGTTTTCGGCGATTGTGCTGCCGGTGCCGTTGTCCTCCGTGAGTTTCCCGAAGAAGCCGTTGATGGTGTCCGTCACATGGCTGACAATGGCGGAGCACTTGCTCCGGAATGCCGGATCATTGATCTTGTTCCGGGCCAGATCCACCGCGTCACCCAGCTTTGTGGCCAGGATTTCGCCGACGCCGGTCCAGTTTCCGGCGCTGATCGCCGCTTTGAGCTGATCTGCCAGATCAGTCAGCCAGGTAGGGAGCTTTCCGGCAATGGTTTGCGTGGTGACTTCACCGCCGCCTCCACCGCCGCCTCAGCCGCCTCCGCCGCCGGAGGAGCTGTCCAGCTTGTTGATCTCATCAAAGCCCATGAGCTGGGCGTTGTACTCCTTCTGGGCAGCAGCAGCTCCGGAGGTGGCCGCTGCTGCAGCATTGGCGCCGCTGGCTGCGCTGCTCCAGCCTGAGCCGAACACGTTGGCGATCAGGCTTCCGATGGCGTTGCTGACGCCGATTATGTAGGGCATCATGACGCTCAGCGCGTTGGTCACCAGGTTGATGGCTGGTGCCAGGGCCTGTCCCATGCTGGCCTTCAGCGTGTCCACCTGAGCCTGCAGCGCAGCGTTTTCAGCGATATACTGTCTGACGATGGTTCGGGTCCGGCCCAGCACCATATTGACCATTCGGAGGCCTGCCGCCACGATGGCTACACGACGCAGGCTGGTCATCAGACTTCCCACGCCGCCGCGGGCGCTCCTGGAGCGGCTTCCGATGCTTGCGATGTGGCTGGCCACGCTCCGGAGACCGCCCAGGGCGCCTCGGCCAATGGTGGCAAGGCCGTTTCCCAGCGCACGAAGGCCGGATCTTGCCACATTTGCCGCGCCTCGGCCCACTGCGGCAATACCTCGGCCCACGCCGGCCAGCGCTGTCCTCGCCAGGGCGCCGGCGCCTCCAGCTTCCTGGATTGCCGTCCGAAGATCCCGGAAGGATCCGAGACCCGCCCAGACACGCTGCTGCTCTGAAGATACCTCGCGCTCCGCATCGCTGACGCGATTCAGGCCCGCAGCTGCTGCGGTCGCCTCCTGGGCGATCTGATCCATAGCTCCGGCCGTGGTGGATGCACCTGCATCCTCGCCTCGCAGCCGCCGCATTTCCTCCTCGATCTCTCTGATTCTGGCGGTGGCGGCCTGCAGGTTTGGATCATTCGCTGAGAATCCGAGGCCCTTCCAGGAGCTTGTTTTCGACCGGAGGTCGTCAAGCTCCTTGCTCAGGCTTTTCATCCGTCCGGAGGCTTTCTGGACGTTTTTTCCGGTGTCATCCGCAAACTGACGGGTGGACTGGCCGGCGCTGCGGAATCCGCTTTTCAGCTGGCTGAGATCCGCGCCTACGCGGACGATCATGTTCTTGCTGACTGCCATTCTTTCACCTCCTGGATCAGTCGATCAGGCTGGCCCAGCGCAGCACGCACCGCACTGTGTGGCTGAGAACCTGGGTCTCCAGGTCATAGCTTTCCGGATCTACGTCAAAGCAGTTCGCGCTGAACAGGTATTCTCCGTAGCCCGTGTCCAAATTGGACACCGCCGTCACGGCCTCACGGACCGCTCTGGCAATCTCATGGATCTGATCATAGTCCGTCCCGAGGATCGTAACGTCGATGGTGTCCGTCCAGTGGTGGATCGTTCCGTTCAGATCCTTCGTGGGATCGCTGCTCTGAAACTTATAGATGGCCAGGGGAGGCGTCACATCGTCTACGCAGACCGCAACGGGGTACACCTGCTGGTTCAGAGCCACAACAGTATCCAGCCTGGAGAGCAGATATTCATAGATCATTTCCCGATCTCCTCCAGTATCTTGTCCACGGCCTGCGCCACCCGTGCCTCGTGGGCGGGGTAATAGCTCACCGCGGTGTTTCTCATAAAATAGAGCCCGCCCTTCCGGCCGCCGCTTCGTGTCCGGAAGCCATATTCCTGGCTGGCCGGATAATAATAGCGCGTCCCGTTGGCGTATCTGACAAAGGTGTCGTTCATGCCTGGATCCATCCAGACGTCGTAGACCACCTTTCCTTCCTTGGCGCTGTTTTCTTTGCCCGGGGAGGGAACGATTCCGGCCCGGAGAGCGCCGGCAATAACGCCGCGTCTCGGACGGCCGGTGTAGATCGGCGCCTGGGTCCGGGTGATGGAGGCAAGGCCTGCAGCGCTTCCGCGGACAACGGTGCCCAGCTTCTCAGTGCTGACCATGGTCAGCTCCTGGATCAGGCCCTTGTCCTCCAGTTCAAAGGAGAACCGGCCCGAGCCGCCCACATAGATCGTTTTGGCCACTTAGACCAGCTCCTTCGTGATCAGCGTCAGGCCGGTTCTGTCCCCGGACCAGTCCGCGGGAGGGCCGACCAGGTAGAAGTACCGGTCTGCGATCCCGTCGTTCCATTTCACCCGAGCCTCTGCGGGGATCCCGCCCCGGTGTCGGATGAAAAACTTATAAAGCCCCTCGTGCTGGACTGCGCCGTCTGCGTCCACCGTCTTGGAGTTGGTGCACCGAACCTCCGCCCAGACGGTGCAGAGATCCTCCCAGGACTCCAGAGGCTGTCCGGAGGGTGCCCGGGTTTTCCTCCTCGTCTGGATGGTGATCCTGTGGTTCAGCTTTCCAGCCTCCATTCAGATCCCTCCTTGTTCTTCCATGTGCTCTCCCAGCGATGCCCATGCCTGGGCTGCCGCAAGGATTTCCTCGTCGCTCATAACGGTCATGGTGGCTTCAATCCACCCGGGGAAACACTGCCAGGGGTCCGGCCGCCTTCCGCCGCTCAGGGCGCATCCGACCATGGCCGCCACTGTGGCCGCTGTGTTGTAGAGCAGATAGGCCGTCCGCTCCATTCTGGTCCGATATGCCTGGATCACATCTCCGAGCTCTCCCGGCGTTCTCCACCATGCGGCGGCAGGATCCATCCCTGCCGCCGCCGCTTCGCGCACGAGCGTCGAGATTACGTCCGCCGGGTGTTCGTAGGGTTTTCCGGTTCCGGGGCTCCTGCGGCCTCCTGGACCGTCTCAGGGGCCTCGCCGCTGAGGATGCTCTGGAGCTGGCCAATCACCCTGGCGCTGTTAAGTTTGAGAGACTCCACCAGCGTCTGCTGGCTCTTGTCGTCTACAAATCCAGCGTCCCGCAGGATCTGAATGATCAGGGTGTTGACATCGTCCCAGGTCCGGCCGTCTATGCTCAGAAGGTCCAGCAGCTCCTCACCTGTCTTGACGGTGTTCGGGTTGCCCGGGTACTTCATGGCCCCGTTCAGCAGCGCGGCTCTGGGCTCGTATTCCTCTGTGGCTCGCATCAGTACGGCCAGAGGAAGCTGCCCCGGCTCACCGTAGGTTTTGAGGTATGCGCCGATGGCCTTGGAGGTCAGCCGCAGGCTGACCTCGGTGCCGTCGGACAGGATTACATTGTAAACATTTAATTCCATGGCTCTTGGCTCTCCTTTTTCTGCTTAGGTCGTGGTTGCGCTCAGGGTGGGCTTCGCCGTGGGCTTGACGGAAATGGCGAAGGCAATGCCGGCGTCGGTGGAAATATCACCGATGGGCTGATACTTGGTCATGATGCCGGTGATCAGCATGGTCTGTCCGATGGCCGCCGGGAGCTGCAGCTTGATGTAGACCGTGGAACCGGCATAGAAGGCGGTCTCCGCGGCGCTGCGGCCGGCGTCGGTCTGCAGGACAAAACCCTCGATAGGGATCTCGTCCGCCTCGATGAAGTCATTCAGGAACTCCTTGAACTGGTCGTTGTTGCTGAAGGAGTTCATGTCCGTCACGTCCACGGTGCCGCGGGACAGGCTGGGGCCGCCCAGCTTGGTGACGGAGGCAAACTCCGAGAAACTGGTGCCGTTGGTGGAGATAAAAGCCTTGGTACCGGAGCCAGTGGCTTTGCTGGGAGTAGGCATAGCGTTTTTCCTCCTTTGTTATCAGGTGCCGGCGGCGGTCTCCGCCGCCGGCTTTACGAATTTCATCTTGTTGATCAGGTTTTGGATCCCCTGGGGGATGGGCGCGCCCTCGGGGTGATCCAGGTAGTGCAGGGCCAGTGCCTTCACTGCCAGGGTGTAGACCGTTCGGGTGGCCTGGTTGCAGGTGCATCCCGCGTCCTGCAGGTAGGCTTCGGCGCTTTCCGCCAGCTCTACCACCAGGTCTCCCATCTCCGCGCCGTCCACCCTGCAGTAACGCATCAGCTCACTGCGCGGGACCGATGCCATAGATCAATCAGGTGGTGGTGGGGTTGGCCAGGGCGCCGATATACGCGCCCTTGTCCACCACCAGGTTGCCGCCCATCATCACGTCGCCCAGGATGGCGTTCATGCGCTCGATGCTCTTGACGCTCTCGTCCACCCGGATGGTGTACTCGCCGAACAGACCCAGCAGGTAGTTCAGCGGGTTGAGGTAAACCAGCTGCTCAGCGCCTACGTCCTTGCAGATGGTATAGGGCACGATCAGGCCGCCGTCCCGGATCACGCCGGTGTTGGGGTTGCCAGGATCCGCCGTGATCTCATAGAGCCGGCGCTTCTCGTTGGTGCCCCGGAGGGCGCCGATGGCCTTCAGGTTGGCCTTGGTGAGGTACAGACGGGCGCCGCCGTCCACAGCCTCCTCGGCGCCATAGCCGAAGACAATGGTGTCCAGGGTGTCCACGGTGATGCTGGCGCCGATGTTGGCGCCGTCATAGATGGCGGAGCCGGCGGAGTTCTTCGCCGTGGTGATGCCGAACATCTTGGGGGTGACCTGGCCGTCGCCGTTCATGATCAGAGCGTTGGCCTTCCGGCGCAGAGCGTTGAGGGCCATGGACTGGATCTTCTCGGCGTAGTTGGCCGGGTTCAGGCGGCTGAGGTTCCGGTCCACCAGCGTGGTGACGGTGACCTCATAGGGCCCAATGGGCGCCTTGGCGAAGGTGGGATCGGACGCGGTACGCGCCTGGCCCGCAGTGGTGGCAACAACGCCGCCCTGGGCGGCCATCTCGGAGACCACATAGGGCTCCTCGTAGGCGCTCATGCCGGTCAGATCCATCACGCTGACCTCGTCGATCAGGCTGGAGATCTGGGAACTGAAGCCGCTGCGGACCTCGGTTCCTGCGCCCTGGGGGGTCACCAGAGTGCCGGTGGCCAGGGTGGTGCTGTTCATCCGGGGCAGGAACTCCCGGAGATCCAGCTTCACGGGCTCCCGGGCTGCCAGGATCCGGCCCATCTCGGCCATATCGCGCCGGGAGGTCTGGCCGGGGGTGAAAATGGGGGCATTGGCCTCCGCATAGCGGTCGGCCTCGGCGATGACGGCCTGCAGGTCGTCGATCTGGGTGTTCAGGGCGGTCGCATGATCCATCTGAGCACGGAACTCGTCGGAGTTTCCGGCCAGCTGGGCAGCTTCCGCCGCAGCGAGAAAGTTGGCTCTCTGACCCATCAGGTCGTTGAGCTGTCTGCGGGAATTGTCGAACATGGGCATAGTGTTTTCCTCCTTTGATGTCGTGGTTGATCATTCCGGAGGACAGTAACAGCCCGAGGGGTCAGGGTAGACACTCGTTCTGCACTGACCTCTCGGGCTCTCACAAAATTATGAAGTTGTCGGCGCTCACTGGTAGCGGCGCTTTTCCGCCTCCAGCTCGCTGGCCATCTCGGCCTGACGCTTTTCCCGGATTTCCCGGTCCCGCTGCTCCTTCAGCGGGCCGATCTCCGGCAGGGTGCGCATGGCGCGGATCACGTTGCCGCAGACCGCTGCCACCATCCGGAGAGGCTCCTGCTCGCCCTCGTCGGCCTGTCCGATGATGGCATCCGCCAGTCCCAGCTCCAGGCACTCCGTGGCGCCGAGGAAGCTCTCCGCCTCCATCAGCTCCTGCAGCCGCTCCCGGCGCTCCTCGCCGCACTTATGGACGTAGGTGTCCAGGATTCCCCGGTCCGTCCGGTCCAGCTGCTCCGCCGCCCAGGTGTGGTCGAACTTGTTGCCGCCGATGCCCCAGCTGGCGCAGTGGATCATCATTTGGGCCGGGAGGGCGATCTCCACCCGGTCACACGCCAGGCACAGATAGCTGGCTGCCGATGCCGCCAGGCTCTGGATCTCCGCCCGTGTCGGGTTCTGACACTTCTGCAGGACGCTGTAGATCTCCGCAGCGGCTTCCACGTCACCGCCGATGGAGTTGATCTCCAACACCAGCTCCTCGCCGTCCTGGAGGCCCTCGATGGCCGCCCGGACGTCTCCGGGACAGTAGTAGCCCGCCTCGATGCCGAACCAGCGGTAGATCTCCGCCCAGTCGTCGGAGAGAACCTCTCCGCTCAGTCTCAGGTTCAAGTCGTTTCACCTCCTCCGCCGTTGCGCTGGATGCTCAGCTTCTTCCAGACGCTCAGCGGCACGTAGTTCAGCGACGCCATGTGATCGTCGCCGCCCTCCACCGCCGGCCTGTCCTCCAGCTCCAGCACGTCGTTGACGCTGTAGGCGCCCGTCTGGATCATGGTCTGGTAGTACCTGGCCCGGCTCTCGGAGTCGCTCCGCAGCACCGCCATCATGTTGTAGCGGATCTCCAGGCCGTCGCGGATCTCGCTGGGGGTCAGCAGCTTCCAGGTCTGCTCCTCCTCCATCTGGGTGACCCGGGGCTGCAGCCTCTGCATGTACTCGATAGCGTTCTGCTCGTTGGAGTTGTAGGACTGCTTCCCGGCCTGCAGCTTGTACAGCGGCACGCAGAAGAACCGGGCGATGTCCTCCACGGTGGCGTTCATCTGGGCGATGAACTCCGCGTCCTTCTGGGAGATCGAGAGGGCCTGGTACTTCATGCCGTAGTCCAGCACCGCGATCCGGTGGGCGTTGTCCGGGCCGGAGTGGATCCGCTCCCATTCCTCCCGGATGGCGTCCTTCTGGGTCTTCTCGGTGTCCCGGCCATTTGCGTCCTTGACGTAGCCGGAGAAGTCGCCTTCCACCGTCAGGATGCCCGCGGGCTGGCCGCCGGACTCATAGAAGGCCCGGTTGTAGCTCTGGGCCGCCAGCCCCGCCTGGATGGTCTGGGCCGCGTAGGTGAGGACGGCCATGCCTGTGAGTCCGTCATCGGAAGGCCCTTTGTAGTGGTTCACGTCCTCCTCCGGCAGCCGGAAGACTTCCCCGGTATAGGGGTTCTTGACGTCATACCAAACGCGCAGGGTCTGCGGATCCACCTTCAGCGTCACCAGATGCCCCGGCATGGGGATCAGTTCCGCCGGCCTCCGGCTCACCGGGTCCCGGATGATCCAGTCGTAGGCGTTGCCCTCCAGCAGCACGCTCCGCTCCAGGAGCTTCTTCCGGACGCTGGCGGTCATCATGGGATTGGGCCGCACACTCAGCAGCTGCAGGATCGGATGATCCACCCGCTGCCGCGTCTTGGTGTTATAGACGTAGGCCGGCAGCACGCTCATGTCATCGCTGCGGATTTCCACTGCCGCAAAAACCGCACTCAGGCTCTGGGCGCCCTGGGGCGTGGCCCCGCTGCTGCTGCCGCCGTAGACGATGCCCGGTGTGCTGATGGTCACCGCGTCCCGGCGTGCCGGGGTAGGGGACCGGATCCCGCCGCCCACGATCGGGCGCATCAGCGCCTCGCTGATTCTCATACGCATTACCCCTTTCTGTCATGTTAAGGCCGTCTGGGGGACGGCGCGGCAATCTAATCTCCGGACCGGCTCACGCAGGCCGCCAGATACAGCGCCGCCGCACCAAGCACCACAAAGGCCAGAGGCCGGAAGATCAGGAAAGCGCCGTAGGTGATCAGCGCCAGGGCGCCGAAAAACAGGATCACGATCATCAGATCCCGGATCAGGTTGTTTTTCATAAAATGTCCTCCACAAACAGATTCAACTGTGAGGTTTGCTCTACATTCATCCGTAAACCCCCAGGTACCCGGTGCCCTCGCACTCCTGGTAGAACTGGGCCTCCGGATAGACCGCCATCTGTCCAATGTGCCCGCAGACCACGTTCGGGTCGCACCAGATCCGGAAGCCCTGGCTCCTGGCCCGCTGGCAGAAGCTCAGATCCTCCCCGAAGGCGCCGTCCGGCAGGAAAAGCAGGCCGGTGTAGAAGCCGGTCTTTTTCAGGATCTCCGTCTCCATCAGCACGCAGCCGAAGCCGCAGCCGTGGATCTCGAAGACGTCCTCCGGGTAGGCGTCCGGCGCTGGACGTTCCACCGGGAAAAGGCTGGTGAACACGCAGCTCCGGTGGGGCGGACGCCTGGCGGCGTACACGCCGGAGACGAAGGGCTTCCCGGACCGCTGCAGATCCTCCACGATGGTCTCCGGGAAGATCATGTCCGCATCCAGCCACAGCACGTGGGTGAAGCCTTCCGCGATGGCCTTCCTGGCCAGATCGTCCCGGGCCATGTACACCATGGTGTTGCCCCGGAAGGCCAGCTCGTAATCTGTGCCCCGGTCCTTCAGGTGCTCGATCAGCGCCGCCAGACAACGGACGAAAGCGAAGTGCATATAGTCGATGGTGGGGATGGCGATCATCAGCTTCATGGGTGAATCGCCTCCCAGGGATCCAGCAAGGCCCGGTACTTATCCCGGTACTGCACCCGGAACATGGACGAGCTGGTGGTCCAGTCCGTGCATCCTGCGTAGTGGACGATGGCCGGCCGGTCGGTGTAGCCGGTGACGAAGCACTCGTTGAACCGGACCGGCAGCTCCGCCGCCTTCTCCGGATGCTCCGCCGCGGCCTTGTTCCAGGCGTCCTGGTCGATGTAGGGGACCTGCTCGGTGTTCAGCATCCGCACCAGCTCCCCGGTGATCCGGTCCTTCCGGATCTCTGCCAGGTTCAGCATCATGACGCCGGCGTTGAAGTACCTGGGCCCGTAGGGCTTGAAGGTGCCCAGATGCTCCGGCACCGCCGCGAACCATTTCCCGGTCAGGTCCATGTCCCAGAGCTCGTCGATGCTGTCGTCGATGATGGTGTCCACGTCCAGCTGCAGCACCCGCTTGAGGCTGGAGGGCAGCACCCGGGCGCAGGCCGCCCGCATCATGCAGATGGGCCGGAACCGGGTGGTATAGTTGGGACCCTCCGGCGGGAAGACCGTCTGATCCCGGACGTTCAGGATCCTCGCCTGTTCCGGCAGCGGATAAGGGAACGCATCGTCCTCGATCATCAGGTAGATCCGGTCCACATGGGCGTGCTTCAGCAGGCTCCGCATGGCCGGCACCATGTGCTCGTAGAGGTTCCGGGTTCCCGTGTAGATCACGGCCCGGGTCCCCGTGTAGGCTGTTCTTGTCATGATTTCCCCTCCTGCGGCGGGCCGTAGACGTCCTCCATCTGCTCATGCGGGACAAAACCGGTGGGTGACATCTCCACCGTCCCGCTGAGCTCTGCCGAGCCCCAGAATTTGTACCGCAGCTCCACTACGGCGTAGCTTCCGGCTTCGTGCTCGATGCTGTAACCGACGCAGTTCTTGCTGACGTCCTCGCCGTCCAGCTCGATGGTGGCCAGGCCGTTGGGCTTGGCTTCGATTTTGATCCTGTGCTTTCCCTGCTGTACCATGATTTCCTCCCGTTACAGGTGCCAGGTGCCCGCCTGGATCCGGTCTGCCAGCGTGTTCTGGGGCGCC